TCTTTACAGCGTGCTGTCAGTTTTTATACTATCAATAAGTGTTCTTTTTCTGGTCTCACCGAGTCATCCTCCTTCAGCAAACAAGCAAGTGACTCAAACTTCTCAATGCGAGGAATCGAAAAACTACCAGGATACACAAAAATAATTGAGAACTGGAAGATAACTAATCTTAGTTATGAACAACTTCTTACTGATGATAAAAACATTTTTACTTACTTAGATCCACCATATGAGATTGGAAGTAATCTTTATGGTAAGCGAGGTAGTATGCATAAAGGATTTAATCACGACCATTTTGCCATCAAGTGTGACCGATTTGTTGGTCCTCAACTTATATCCTATAATTCTTCTCAGTTAGTAAAGGATAGATTTAAAGGTTGGCAGACTGGAGAATTTGATTTGACATATACTATGCGCTCTGTTGGTGAGTATATGCGTGAACAAAAAGAACGTAAGGAACTTTTACTTTTTAATTATGGAATTGAAGGACTGGCTTAACTCAATCAACTTTAATAAGGAAGATTTAAGTGAAAACATTAGCTCTTACCCTCCATATATTGTTAATCGTTGTTTGTCTGGTCACATTGACTGCATCTTCTTTGCAAATGAGATGAACATCCATCATCATATCCCTAAAGATATGCAATATTCGTTTTATCTAAATAGTTTGAGGAAAAAGAAGAGATTCTCTCCCTGGATCCGAAAAGATAAGGTCAAAGATTTAGAATGCGTTAAGCAGTACTATGGATATAGTAATGAAAAAGCATCTCAAGCTTTGAAAATTCTTACCCAAGAACAACTAGATTTTATTAAACAACGACTTGATACTGGTGGCACTAAATGACTACACAAATAATTGAACCTCGGGTAGATTGGACACCCAACATGATGGTAGAGGTGGTTCTCAACGAACCCGATGATTTTCTGAAGGTGCGCGAAACTTTGACTAGAATTGGAGTTGCGTCGAGAAAAGAGAAGAAACTTTATCAATCATGCCATATTCTGCATAAGCAGGGGCGATATTATATTGTTCACTTTAAGGAACTGTTTGCTTTGGATGGTAAACATGCTAACCTGACAGTGAATGATATTCAGCGCCGAAATCGTATCGTAAGACTTCTTGCTGATTGGGGTCTTGTTGGTGTTGTGAATGAGGAAGAAGTTTATGATATTGCACCTCTTAATCAGATTAAGGTTCTTGCATATAAGGATAAGGGAGAATGGGTGTTAGAGCAGAAGTATAATATTGGTAAGAAGACCAAACCCCAAGAAGAAAGTCAATAAATAATACTGAGACCTTTCGTGCGGTCTCTACGAAAGTCGGAACTTACAAGCACCCTTGACAGGGTGCTTTTTTTATACTAAGGTACAAATTTAATATATTGTTTTATGGGTACACAAGTCTGTAAAAAGTGTGGTATTGAAAAATCAGTTTCTGAATTTGGAAAGTCTGGTAAGCGACAACTAAAATCTGGTGAATGGAAACAGTACTATCACACTACCTGTAAGCAGTGTGTAAACAGTCCACGAGTTCGTAAGGACAACGTAGACCCGAAAGTTTGTAATAAGTGTGGTGTATCAAAACCGTTATCTGAGTATGCTTATGAACCGAATCGTGATAGATATCGTGGTGAGTGTAAGCAATGTAAATATAAGCAAAGACTGAAGAGTCGTGCAGAAAATCCAGAGATTGTTGTAAGAGAGAGGGAACGTAATCGTTGGCGCTATAATAATGTTGAGGGTGTTGCTGAGCGTGCTCGTGAAGTTGCTAACAACTCCCATGCAAAACATAAGGATCGTAGGAACGCAGAACAAAGAGATCGTTATGCAAATGATTTAGAATATGCAGAAAAACAACGTCAATATCAAAAAGATCGTTGGGAAAATATGACTGATGGTGAAAAGAAAGCATCTAAATTAAAAACTGATCAATGGATTGAAAATAATAAGGAAAGATATGATGAATATAAAAAACAATATCAGATAGAAAATAAGGATAGAATTAGGGAGACTCAACAGAGGAGATATTATGGTAATCCTGAGCATATGAAAAAACTCAGGAAAGCAAATTATGAAAAACATCAAGAAAAACTTGTTGAAGAACAAAGAAAAATCCGAAAAGAACGTAGACAATATTTGGAGGAATATCTTGGTGGTAAATGTGTCAGATGTGGTACAACTGAGAGATTAGATTTTGATCATATTATTCCTGCAGATAAGTCCTATACCATAGGATCTAATATTACGTGTTTTTCTTTAGAAGAACTTATTTTGGAAGTAGATAAATGTCAACTTCTTTGTCGTTCATGTCACATTCAAAAAGGTATAGAGAATGGTGATTATGTTGGATCAAAAGGACTTCCTGAAGAGGTGAAAAAGAGGAGAATTAAAAAATGAGGTAGAGTTTTCCACACTCACTTTTTTGTGTTATGTTATAAATAAGTACGGATGCCTTCGGGGTCCACAAAACACAAACTCGCTTTTAAAGGAGCTACAATCATGGGTAACATTTCAACCTACAAGTACGGCGCATCAGATCTTCCTGCCTTGATGGAACGTATAAATAAAAACAGTATTGGGATGGATCAATACTTTGACAAGGTGTTTAATCTTCAACAAACACAGTCAAACTATCCTCCCTACAATTTAATTGAAGTAAGCAGCAGCGAAAGCTTACTTGAGTTAGCACTAGCAGGATTTAAAAAAGAAGATGTCAAAGTCTACACACAAGACGGAAAACTCTTTGTCGAAGGGCAAAGGGAGGATACAGAATCGGAAAAAACTTATGTCCACAGAGGAATGGCTCAACGATCTTTCACCAGAACTTGGACATTGGCAGAAGAAACGGAAGTTAGATCAGTTGTATTTGAGGATGGGTTACTAAGTATTGTTCTTGGTAGGATTGTTCCTGAACATCATCAAAAGAAGGTTTGGTTTTGATATTCTGACAGATTTTTGCTGCGGTTGATACAGAAGTGTATCACAGTGATACATTAATTTCTAAATAATTTTGTAATCTGATGGAGACTATTATGAACTTCACCATGACTACCATAATCTTTGGTACAACAGCATCTCTTTTTAGTTGGGGAGTGTTGTATCCTGTTTTGTCCTAATACATCCTGAACCATGGAAATTCTAGCAATCATCGCAGCAATCTCAGCAACATCATTTGGAGCATATTGGATGACACCTAAAAACTGAATAAATAAAACTGAATATCGTCGTCGCAGAGGGGTAACTGGCACAATCCAGTGACAACCCCTCTTTTTTATGCTATACTAAATGGGAAGTATGAAAAAATTATGACTGTAAAACTTGCCGTTCTTAAATCTGGCGAAGATATTATCTCTGATATGCAAGAGATGGTCATCGAGAAAGATGAAGGAGAAAAAGTAATTGGATATATTTTCAAAAGACCATGTATCGTAAAACTTGAAAATAGAGAAAACCTTTCTGATCTACAAGGAAACAGGTCTTTTGAGATCAGCATGATCCCTTGGATTCCGCTGTCAGCAGATCAAGATATTCCTGTCTCTGCAGATTGGGTTATTACATTGGTAGAACCTGTAGAAAAATTAAAAACTATGTACGAAAAAGGAGTTTTGAACAATGGAAAAGCAGATAAAACTTTTAGTGATGATGAACAAACAGATTCTAGTGACGGAGATTGAAGAAATTGGTTCTGAAATGGGAGAACCAGATTGTAAACTGACAGAACCTTTTCTTGTTAATCAAGACAAAACTCTTTCTCCTTGGTTAGTTGAACACACTAGTCAAAATGTTTATATGATACATTCGGATAAAATTTTAACCATCTGTGATCCAAAACCAACACTGTTGGAAAAATATGAAGACCTGACTAAGTAATGCGTTTCTATACTAATGTGCAAATGATCGGGAATCAATTTCTGGTTCGTGGTTATGATAATGGTAAACAAGTCACCTTCAAGGAAGAATTTTCTCCAACCTTGTTTGTTTCCTCAAAGAAGCAAACGAAGTATAAAACTCTTGAAGGCGAATATGTAGAATCAATTCAACCTGGAAGTATTCGTGACTGTAGAGAGTTTTATAAAAAATATAAAGACGTAGATGGGTTTAAGATCTACGGTAACGATAGGTATGTCTGTCAATATATTTCAGATAAGTATCCTGAAGATGAAATCAAGTTTGATATTAGTCACATCAAACTGATAACTCTTGATATTGAGACGACCGCAGAGTATGGTTTCCCAGATGTAAAGTCTGCCGAAGAAGAGATCCTTGCCATCACGATTCAAGACTATACGTCAAAAGAGATTATTACTTGGGGCGTTAAACCTTTTATCAACAAACAAGAGAATGTAACTTATCATTACTGCCCTAGTGAGCATCATCTTCTGAGTCACTTTATTAACTATTGGATGGTAAACGTTCCTGATGTTGTCACGGGATGGAACATTCAGTTTTTTGATATTCCATATATCTGTAAGCGTCTCAACAGGGTGCTTGGAGAGAAGTTGATGAAGCGTTTCTCCAACTGGGGTCTTGTGACCGAAGGGGAGTTGTTTATTAAGGGACGTGGCCACGTTGTATTTGATATTGGTGGTTTGACCCAACTTGACTACCTTGACCTCTACAAGAAGTTCACCTACAAGGCACAGGAGTCTTATCGTCTTGACTATATCGCTGAGGTAGAACTTGGTCAGAAGAAACTGGACCACTCTGAGTTTGATACTTTCAAAGACTTCTACACTCATGGTTGGCAGAAGTTTATTGAATATAACATCGTTGATGTGGAACTTGTTGACCGTCTGGAAGACAAGATGAAACTGATTGAACTTGCACTGACGATGGCATATGACGCCAAGGTCAACTTTGCAGACGTGTTCTATCAGGTCCGTATGTGGGACAATATCATTTACAACTATCTTAAGAAGCGTGATATTGTTATTCCCCCCAAGGTTCGTTCAGACAAGAACGAAAAGTATGCCGGTGCCTATGTGAAGGAACCCAAACCAGGTGTGTATGACTGGGTTGTGAGTTTTGACTTGAACTCTCTGTATCCTCACCTGATTATGCAATATAACATTTCACCTGAAACTCTGTTGGAAAATCGTCATCCTAACGTTTCTGTGAATAAAATTCTCAACCAAGAGACTAACTTTGAGTTGTATAAAGACAACTCAGTATGTGCAAATGGTGCAATGTTTCGAAAGGACATAAAAGGATTTCTTCCTGAACTGATGGAGAAGATGTATGGGGATCGAGTTGTATTCAAGAAAAGAATGCTTCAAGCCAAGCAGCAGTATGAGAAGAATCCTACTAAATTCCTTGAAAAAGAAATTGCACGTTGTAACAACATTCAGATGGCAAAGAAGATCTCTTTGAACTCTGCTTATGGTGCTATTGGTAACCAATATTTCCGTTATTACAAACTAGAAAACGCTGAGGCAATTACACTTTCTGGTCAAGTTTCTATTCGTTGGATTGAAATCCGAGTTAACACTTATCTAAATAATCTGTTAAAAACAGAAGGTGTAGATTATGTTATCGCATCTGACACCGATTCAATATATATTAACTTTGGACCTATTGTTGATAAATTTTTTGGTGATAAAGTTGACGATAAGGGCAAAATTGTTTCGATCATTGACAAAATTTGTCAGGATAAGTTGGAACCGTTCATCGAATCCTCTTATCAAAACCTTGCGGATTACGTCAATGCGTATGAACAGAAAATGCAAATGAAGCGTGAGAATATCGCTGACCGTGGCATTTGGACTGCAAAGAAGCGATACATTCTCAACGTATGGAATAGTGAAGGAGTTCAATATTCTGAACCAAAATTAAAGGTTATGGGTATTGAATCTGTAAAGTCATCTACTCCTGCTCCTTGCCGAAAGATGTTAAAGGATGCATTTAAGATTCTGATGACTGGAACAGAAGATGAAGTTCAAGATTATATTGAACAGTGTCGTTCTGATTTCCAAAAACTTCCTCCAGAGCAAATCTCATTTCCCAGAGGTGTTTCTGATGTTGATAAGTACAAATCTACGAGCAATATCTATTCAAAAGGAACTCCTATTCACGCTAGAGGAGCACTTCTCTTTAATTATTATGTAAAGAAGGCAAAACTTACGGATAAATATTCACTTATTCAAAGTGGTGAAAAAATTAAATTTTGTTATTTGAAAAAACCAAACCCCATCCATGAGAATGTTATTTCATTTATACAAGACTTTCCTAGGGAACTTGGGTTTGACAAATATGTAGACTATGAACTACAATTTGACAAAGCATTTCTTGAACCACTCAAGATTATTCTTGATTCTATTGGATGGAGTGTCGAAAAAACTGTAAATCTTGATTCATTTTTCTCTTAATGGACTTTCTTAAAGATATTGTAAAAGAAATTGGTGATGACTATACCAAACTGGCAAAAGACATCGACGACACAGAAACTTACGTGGACACGGGTTCGTACATTTTTAACGGACTCGTTTCAGGTAGCATATTTGGTGGTGTTTCTGGGAATAAGATTACTGCCATTGCTGGGGAGTCTTCTACTGGCAAGACTTTCTTTTCTCTCGCTGTCGTCAAAAACTTTCTTGATTCTAATCCTGACGGATATTGCCTTTATTTTGACACCGAGGCAGCAGTTAATAAATCTCTTCTCGAAAG